TGTCGTGTTCGCAGCATTCAAATTGCCAGTACCAGCACCACCAGTTTTTGCGGGAGTCGCAGGAATTATTGGTCTATGGATTGGCTTTACATTACTAACACGAGTTATATCCTAGGAGGAATACAATGAATACAGAACAACTAAAGGCACTACTGGCATCATATGGTCGCTCAGTACTTGCATCAGGTCTAGCACTCTATATGGCTGGCGTAACAGATCCAAAGGATCTCTGGACAGCACTTGTTGCTGCTATCGCACCAGTAGCAATTAGAGCAATCAACCCTAATGACAAGGCGTTTGGCGTATTGCCAGATGCCAAGGAAGTAGAGAAGGCTCTAAAGTCTGCTAAGGCACCTGTAAAGAAGGCTGCTAAGAAGGCAGCACCAAAGAAGTAATTCTTTAGGGAGGGATATGCCTATGTGGTCTATCCCTCTCTTTCTTTTATCACTATGACATACCTATATGAAAATCAGGTAAGACCAAAGTCTAAGACTGCACTAATCATGTGTACGTACATTAGACTTGAAAACATGCCTAAAATTATTCAAAGACTTCAAAACCAAACCAACAAACAGTTTGATTTTTATATATCAAACAACTGCGAGAATAAAGATAATAAACTTATTGGTTATTTTAATAAATATGGAGAGGATTTTGGAACTAATGTATTTATTAAAAATTATCAAAACAAGTATAAACAATTTTCTAGATTTTACCTTGCAAGAGATTTAGCAAAAGAGGGTTATGAAAAGATAATCTTTGTAGATGATGATGAGGCCCTGCCATCAACTTTTATTCAAGACTGCTACGATCAGTATGATGAAAATCAAATTAAATCTTTTTATGCCCACAATGTTGAAAAAGATTATTGGAAAAAAATTAGACTTACTAAAGGTGAGATAGGTAACTACGCTGGCACAGGTGGCCTAATCTGTTCTGCTAAAATATTTTTAGATGATAAACTATTTGAGTGCCCAGAAGAATACCATATCATTGATGACTTGTGGTTTTCTTATTATATTTTAAAGTATACTCAATATAAGATAACATTATTGGATACAAATATTCAGTTTATTAGAGATGATAAGGGTACATTTGTTCACCTAAAAGATCTTAAAAGAAAATTTTCAACTGAGTATATTTTGAATAACAGTTAAATACTTATCTCTTAATATATCAATATCAAAATGTTTTAATGCTATCTCATAGGCTTTTTTCTTCTGATCTTCTTTGTTGTTATCCTCAACATAATTATCAATTAAGTTGGCTAACTTTTTTGGATTAGCAGAATAAACATCAAGCCACATGCGTGTTAAAAGTTTGTCAGTTTTATTTGATTCAACAAGCCACTCATTTGGCAGAACAAAATTATTTGGAGATATATCTGTCATAAATACTGGTAGGCCACTCATTAAAGACTCATTCATTGGTAAGCATAGGCCAGCATATCGCCTTGGAAGAACCATGGCATCAAATCCACTATAAAGGTCTGCATTGCTATCTGTATTTGATATATCAATAGTTAGTCTAGGATCTTTGCAATCTGTTTCTATTGGAGTTTGACTTTTAATAACTAACTCATAGTTGGCGGTAGAGTATTTAAGCATATCTATAACAGTGCTAGTACCATTTCTATCTTTAGATGCAAACTTACCAGCAATATGAAGTATTCTATTATGAGTTTTTGACATATTATTTTCTCTTGGTACCATAAAATCATTTGGATCTATTGGTGGGGCTAAATGTGCAACCTGTGCCCTATCCTCAAGAACTTCTTTTACATGTTCTAGATTCCACACACTAGGGGAGAGCAGCATGGTTGGAGCCATTTGGTTATCATCATTTATTAAATCTAAAAATTCATAGTTATATTGATTAATTGTTTTTATATTTCTTTTTTCTGCAAGGGGAAGGAATAAACTGCTATAAAAAGATTCACAGGTAAATACAACATCTAGATCACGAAGGAAAGCAACAATCTCTTCCTTTGATGCAAAGCCTCTTTTAGTTGTTATACATGGATAGCCTGCATACCATTCAGGATGCTGCTTGTTTTCATTAAATGGTCTTGAGTCAATAAGAAGGATCTTGTCTGGTTTTAGCATATTAACTATATTTCTTGTTTGATTACCTAAAACAGTGTTATCTGATCTTGCAATGATTCCTAGTCTCATTCAGTATACCCCCAGGCCTCATCATCTACTGTAAACTTTTGGGTACCTTCACGACCATCTAAATGATACGAACGTTTAATATTTCCTTCTGGGTGGTATATCCAAAGTTTGTGTTTGTCCCAACCCTCTTCATCAAACTCACCATAAGGCAAAACATCATCTTGAACTTTTCCATGAAACCTATCCTCAATAAAAGTTTTATCATCGCAAAAGGGAAGAACAACATCTCTATAATATTTAACTGTACTTAGGTGTGGACGTTGACTCCATTGAGCAGTTTTCATAAAACCATCATCAAGTCCAAACATTAAATGTTCGTGTGGTTCAGGTATCACTGCCTCAAAATGAAATCTAATGGTGTTAGCCTTTTCATATTCAAGCATATCTAGACATTTTTGCCAATCAATTTCATGGTCTGGAGTAATTGGTGCATCTCCTTCAACATAAAGCATTGCAGAAGTATTAATAATATCAATTGTTTCTTTCATCATTGTTGTTTGATGGCTATGCTCATTAAAAACTATTGGTAAAACATTTTTCCACTCATGTAAACACTTCCATAAAATTCTATTTTTATATTCATCGTAATCTATTTTACGAGACATGCGTTCTTCACGCAGACCATCCATTTGTAAAACAATTTCGTTGTTAGGAAAGTGAACTCTAATAGTAGAAATTGTTTCATCAATTATCTTAGTATTTGGATGGCTTGGTAAAACAGAAGTAGCAACAACAATAGTTACATCATTTTTATTCATAGAGATCCCTCATTACTTTAATAGAAAAATCTCTTTTATATTTAATCCACCAACACACAACCTGATGCATATTATTTGGGTAATTATTAATAAGATTAGGAAGCATTTCTTGCAGTTGATTCCAGTTTTTAACTTTTTCAATTGGAATTCCTGCAGGGTAAACATAGTTAAAATAATCAGTCATTTCACCCTTAGAGTCAACACGATCACCAATAGGCAAAGCCAACATCTCAATAGCCTCAAAGAATCTAAAGGTGTCTATAACTTGGGCACCAGCAGGGGCTGGAACAACCCTAGCCTTTGATAGAGTGCGGTAGTAGTCTTTAGGCTGTTCTCCCTGGGCAAAGCCTTCTGTGGGCTTATAAAGGGCATTTGGTAGACTTGGCATGACTTCTGCTAACTGTTGTCTACGTTGATGTGTTATTTGTCCACCAAAATAAATATCATATTCTTTAACAGGATAATCAGGCAAGTTAGACTTTAAATGCTGTGGCGGACCAATAAAAAATTTATTATATTTTTCATGTTTTTGATGTGGATACTGAACCCAAATAGAGATATTGGGGTGACCAATTTTGTCTACATTAAATTGAGCGCTTTCGTCACCAGTTATAAACAAAACAACTCTATCAAGATTTTTTAATTGGTTTGATATTTCTTTTTCTTTACCAGCATTGCCATGTCCAGGTATGACAACAAAGCCACGATCTGCTTTTGGTATTTCTTTTACAACCAATTGATTAACATTATTTTTTTCAAATGTCTCTTTAAGTAGTCCATAGTCCCATTTTCCATCTGCAGCATCAAGTGGATCAATAGAATATATATATGCTTTAGGCTGATTCATAATAAAGATGAACCTCATGCTGATAGTCTAAAATTGTTTCGGTATATCCTAGTCCCTTGGTCCATTGTCTAAGATTATATAAAGATTCATCCCATTGCTGCAACATAAACTCAGGGTGTCCAGACAGCCAGATCTTGGGTTTGTACTCTCTAAGTACCCTCTCAGCCCCTCCCAGAACCCTCCATTCACTGCCCTCTACGTCCAACGAAATGGCAGTAGGTGGCTTAATGCCATGATCATAAACACAAGAGTCTATTGTTATCTGACCATAGGTATCTCCTTCAAGGTATAACTCTTTAAATCCATGTGCTGCTTCAATTACATCATTAACCTCTGGTGGCCATTCGTTATAATATATTCTTGAAAGATCATTTATCTTATCAGAAGCAAAACCAGGAATACATACCATAGGAAGTTCTAGGTTGTTTGCTGTCCAAGTTGCAGGAAAATGTGACCACACTTTAGGGTTTGGTTCAAATAAAACTACTTCTGCTCCCCACATTTGGCAGAGTGCTGGAAACTCTCCTTCTTCTGCACCAACATAGTAAACAACATCACCTTTGCCAATGTTTTGGTGCATTGACTTTAGTCTAGGCTTTTCCCAACCTTGTTGCTCATACCATTCAGGTCTATCTGCACGGTGTTTAGGCAGCATCATTTCAAACTCTCCGTTTAAAACTGCTTTAACCATTTCTGTCATTTTTGTATCCATTCCATAAGGGATACCTTTGGCATCCAGCCAGTTAAATCTTTAAACTTTTGATTTGATGCAAGAGTTTCCTGAACTTCCCCAACTCTTGGCGGTATAAACTTAACATCATTTGAAATCATATTAGCAATATCAAGTATAGAATAGTTACTTCCATACCCAATATTGTATACCTCTCCAAATCCATCTTTAACTTCAGATGCAAGTATATTTGCTTCTACCACATCAGATATGTGTGTAAAGTCTCTGCGTTGAGATCCATCTCCAACTACTGTTAGTGGTTTTGACTCATGATATTGTTTTAAGAATAGCCCTATTACTGGAGCATACTGTCCTTTTAATGGCTGCCTATCTCCATAAACATTAAAGTATCTGAGCGATATAGTTTTAAGACCATAAAGGTTATAATAAACTTTTGCAAGGTTTTCACCAAAAACTTTAGCAGCAGAGTATGGTGTTAGTGGGTCAGATGGCTGTGTTTCTATGTTTGGAAGTATTGCCTTCTTGCCATAAGCAGAGGATGTACTAGAATAGATTAGCCTATCTATATTGTTTACCCTACAAAGTTCAAGAATATTGGCTGTCCCTACTGCATTTGAATGAATGGATTTTTTAGGATTTAGTATTGCAGGCTGTATTCTTGCATCAGATGCAACGTGAAATACGCAGTCAACATCCTTAAAGAGTGGAGCAATTAGATCATAATCACAAATATCATACTTATAATTTTGTGCCTGATCATTCCAATAGAATTGATCATGACATTCTGCAGACTCATCATCAATACAAATCACATCATGGCCAAGATTAATTAACTTATTAACTAAGTTAGATCCAATAAAACCAGCACCACCAGTAACTAAATACTTCACTTAATTTCCAACACTTCTAAGATATTTTTCCATCTATTAATATATGTATGGTCTACTTTTGTTCTTTCATGACCAGCCATACGAATAGTTTCTCTTTCTTCTTCATGCTCTAGATAATAATTAATCTTTTCTTCTAGATCTTTTAAATTTCCATGCTCATATAGAACAATCTCTTTGTCTGTAAAAAGATCTTCAAGGCCCTTGATTCGAGGGTAGATAGTAAATGCTCCACGACCAGTACTCTCAAACATTCTATCACTTGTATAGTAAGGATAGTTAAATCCAATGTTAAGACTATCACCAATTGCTATCTTGCTGCGAGCATAAATCTTGTTTAGTGCATCCCCACGAACTGTGCCTGTGTCACCATCGCCACCAACATGAAGAAAACGTTTTCCATATAATGATCTTAGGTGGTTTATTAGTTGTGGTCGATAGGGATATTCTGGGTGATAACCCTTGCTTCCAACAAATATAACATCATAGTCAAAGGTATTATCATACGCTGGATGAATATAGCATTCTTTATCGTATACACCAGCAGGAAGAAAATGTCCTTTCACTTCTGTATTTTCATTAAACCAATCAGTCATTAACTTATCTGTAGCAAAGAAATGACCAATGGTTTTATAAAATGGATCCTCTTCAAGATCTTTTTGACGCTCAATACCAAACCATAAATCAAGATGGTATGTCATTGTTGGAATGTTTGCTTCTTTTAGTTTAATTAGAACATCTTCCATACCGATATTTCCTGGAGTATCCCAGCCGTGTGTGTGAACCCAGATAAATAAATCACTCTCTAATGATTCCCCAAGGATGCGCTGGCTCCTTGCCTCACGTTCTTGCATTTTAACGACGGTATGTCCAAGGGATTCCAAAGACTTTACGTGATGATTCTCACTACTATAGTCAACACCAAAGTTACCTAAGAAAACAATTTTAGCCAAAGTGCACCCCTTTTACAATAATTGTACCACAATCTATAGTATAATGGTAGGTATGGCTGATACATATACTCCGAATTCTGGCATGAAGGCTGCTGCCAGACGTGCATTAAAGTGGAAAGAAGATGGCAAAGCAACTGGTGCTGGAACTCCTGTAGGTTGGGGAAGAGCAACAGATATCGTTAATGGATCTGCAATGTCTCTTGATACAGTAAAAAGAATGTACTCATTTTTTTCACGGCACGAAGTAGATAAAAAAGGTAAAGACTTTTACAATACATCTAACCCATCTAATGGTCGTATCATGTGGGATGCATGGGGCGGAGATGCAGGATTCTCTTGGTCAAGAGCAATTGTAAATAGAACTAAAGAGTCATCAGATATCTTTATGGATTTTGGTAAGTTTGTTGGTGGTGCAGAAATACTAACAAAAATTTTTGCTATAGAAAAAAATGAACACACAATTAAAGAAGGCGACTTCGTAATGGGTAGAACTTCTGAAGGCATTATTCATGGCATGGTTGAACACATTATGACTGAAGGCGGAGTCTATGGAGTTCCTGGAACTGAGTATGCTATTCAATCTATGCCACCAGAAAATCCAGCAATGGCTGTTAGAATTTACGAAGAAGAAGACGGTACATGGGAACCAACAGCATATAGCATTGGTATGATGTACAAAGATGCTGAACTTATTGACATGAATAACCATATGATGGAAGAAGAAGATGATATGGACAAGGCAGCAAAGCCCAACTATGCAAATATTATTAAGCCCCGCAAAGGTGAGCCAAAAGATAAAGAGTTATACGCAAGAGTAAAGGCTGCAGCAAAAGCAAAATTTAGTGTGTACCCATCAGCAGTAGCAAATGCTTGGGTAGTTGCTGAATATAAACGACGTGGTGGCAAGTACTAAAGTACCCCTGGCAGGAAT